AACTGGTTAAAAGATAAATTAGAGGAGACCATTGCTGGTGAAGAGGAACTCACAATTAGAACCGAACTCAAAGGGGGCATGGGTAAGTATGGTCGTCTTCTTGGGTGGTTGTATATTGGCGAGAGTACTGTTTCCATAAATGAGGAAATGATTGGTGAAGGGTATGCATGGCCTTATGATGGTGGATCAAAACAAAAGAACTTTGAGGAACTACGAGAACTTCGTAGAGCTCGTGGTACATTAATGGAGGGCTAATGGCAGCTTATTGGTTAGCACATCAACTCACAGTTGAATTTATGGAAACTGAAAAAAAAGTAAATGACATTCATTACTGGAGGTCTGAATACATAGATCTTGCAGGGCATCGATTAAAACCTAGACAGATAGAATTATTAGAAAAAGGTCCTGATAGTTTATCTGCTAGTTGGTTATTGATGGGTATGTATGCTGATTGGAAACGTATCAAAGGTTATAAAGAACCAGAACCACCTGATTGTCAATCATCATTTAAAGAATGGAATAGTAAGTATGACGAGTAGTGTTTATCTAGGTAATCCCAATCTTAAAAAAGCCAATACACCTATAGAGTTCACTGAAGAACAGGTTATTGAATTTGTTAAATGTAAGGATGATCCAATATATTTTGCTAGAAAATATATAAAAATAGTCTCTCTTGATGAAGGTCTAGTACCTTTTAGTATGTACGACTTTCAAGAAAAGATGGTCGAGAAGTTTCATAAAAATAGATTTAATATTGCTAAGTTACCTCGTCAGACTGGTAAATCTACAACTGTTATTTCATATCTTTTACATTATATTATTTTTAATGATAATGTTAATATTGGTATACTAGCAAACAAAGCTTCTACATCTAGAGAACTATTATCTAGATTGCAACTTGCATATGAAAATTTACCTAGATGGATGCAACATGGTATTTTAGCATGGAATAAAGGTAATGTAGAATTAGAAAATGGAAGTAAGATATTAGCTGCTTCTACCTCTAGTTCTGCTGTTCGAGGTATGTCATTTAATATTATATTCTTAGACGAATTTGCTTTCGTACCAAATCATATAGCAGAACAATTCTTTAGTTCAGTTTATCCTACTATATCATCTGGTCAAAAAACTAAGGTTATAATTATATCAACTCCGAATGGAATGAATATGTTCTACAAGTTATGGCATGATGCTGAACGTGGTAGAAATGAATATAAAACAACAGAAGTTCATTGGAGTCAAGTTCCTGGCAGAGATGCTAAATGGAAAGAACAAACGATTGCAAACACATCTGAAAGACAGTTTGTACAAGAATTTGAATGTGAGTTCTTAGGATCTGTTGATACTCTTATAGCACCATCAAAATTAAAAGTGATGGCATATGATGATCCTCTGATAAGAAATAAAGGTTTAGATATCTATGAACATGTTGTACAAGATCATAATTATATACTTACAGTTGATGTTGCCAGAGGTGTGTCGAATGACTATTCAGCATTTACTTTAATTGATATAACAACTATTCCATATAAGTTAGTAGGTAAGTATAGAAATAATAATATTAAACCAATAGTATTTCCAAATATAGTTCATGATGTTGCAAAGAATTATAATATGGCATATATTATGGTTGAGGTTAATGATATTGGTGGACAGGTAGCAGATATACTACAGTTTGATATGGAATATGAAAATCTATTAATGTGTGCTATGAGAGGTAGAGCTGGTCAATTAGTAGGACAGGGATTCTCTCACAAGTCACAGTTAGGTGTAAAAATGACATCTACAGTTAAGAAAACAGGATGTTCTAACCTTAAAGCATTGATAGAGGATGATAAGTTATTAATACCCGATTATGATATCATTGCAGAACTTACAACATTCATTCAAAAGAAACAATCATTTGAAGCAGAAGAAGGTTGTAATGATGACCTTGCTATGTGTCTCGTGATATTTGCATGGTTATGTGTTTCAGATTATTTTAAAGAGATGACTTCTGATGATGTTAGAAAAAGAATTTTTGAAGATCAAAGAGAATCAATAGAAGAAGATATGGCTCCTTTTGGATTTATTTCAGATGGATTGGAAGAAGATACATTTGTAGAGAAGGAGACAGGTGATGTTTGGAAGGTTGATGAATATGGACAGAAGGGTGGAGGAATCGATTACGATAACTCATTTATGTGGAATTATAAGTAATGGATCTTGATACAGAATTTGAACTAGAACATTTACTTTTTAAAGAAAGAAAATGTAGAGTTTGTGGAGAGAAAAAAAATTTAATTGAAGACTTTTATTTAACTCGTAAGAATAGAAAACCATTTGCATCAGCATATTCTTATGAATGTAAGTTATGTACTGTAGAAAGAGTAGTATCAAGTAGAAAGAAAAATAGACCTAGACCTTTACCTCCATACTTAGCAGACTATCCAGACTGGTAGTATGTTCACGTGCTGTTTCCCCGTTTGAAAGTTAGCAATCAATAAATAATAAGGAGAAATAAATCTCATAGAGGTAATAAAACATGGCGTTTGCTTCACCTGGCGTAAGCATTAAAGAGGTTGACTTAACAGCAACCATTAATGTAGCTGACCAGAATATTGGTGTTATAGCTATCGCAGCACAAAAGGGACCTACAGACGAGGTAACTTATATAAGCAGCGAAAGAGAATTAGTGGATATCTTCGGAAATCCTGATGAGTATAATTATGAATCTTGGTTTGCAGCTGCAACTGTTATACAGTACGGTGGTATCGCAGCAATAATTAGACCTGCTGGAGGAGAACCTGCTTCTGGTTCAGACTTGGCTCTAAGGACTGCTAATGTCGATACTGACGGAACTACATCTGGTGCGATATTAATTAATAATCAATCAGATTACGAAGAAAACTACGGAACTACTACTGCATTTTCTTTTGCAGCAAAGTATGCTGGAACATTCCACAATGGTATTAAAGTCGCAATGGTTGACGTTGGTGCTCATCAACGAGTTACCGTTACTCCAGCTACTACAGGAATAACTGGTGTAGACACAATCAGTGCTGCTGATAGTTCAAGAACTGCTGGAACATACACAATCGGTGCTTCAGATTACACTGCTCAAGGATCTGGTACTGGTGCTACTTTCTCTATTGTAGTTAATGGATCTGGTGCTGCTACTGTAACAGTTACAGGTAGTGGTTCTGGTTATGTAATAGACAATACAATCACTGTTACCGATGCAAAACTCGGTGGTGGTGGAGGTGCATCATTAACATTTGATGTTTCTAGTGTTGCTGCTGCAATGCAAGGTGCAGGGCAATTCCTTAAATGGGGAACTTCACCTAATGAATATTATGCTACTGTTTATAGTAATGACGGTTCTGACACATACAGTTTAACTCTATGGGATACTACAAAAAGAGTTGCAGTAGGTACAGTTCTTAAAGATCAAGGTAATGTAACAATCGCAACTGTTAGTGCAATCGAGAGTAATGATGTTTACTCTGGATTAGAATATGACACTGGTAAGAAATGGGTTTCAATTGCTCCTCAACCAGGCACTTCACCATATACAAAATCTCGTAGTGGTAGATTTGATGAGTTTCACATTGCTTTAATTGACTCACTAGGAAATGTAACTGGAAATCCAAACACACTAATTGAGACATTCACATTTGTATCTAAAGCAAAAGATGCTAAGAGTACAGAAGGTACTGTTTCATATTGGAGAAAAGTTTTAGAGACTCAATCATCATACTTGTATGGTGGTGAAGATGCTCTAGTTGCAGCTGGTGACATAACAACAGTTGAATTATCAACTGGTTCAAACTCCACTGGTGCGATTGGAAACAATGCATCGACTGTAACTTTCCCAATCTTTAACAAAATTGTAAGTCAAACTTTGGGTTCTGGTGCTGATTACAATTGGGCGGGTGCTTCTGCTACAATTAACAGTGCTGTAGAAACAAGTTATGATTTAGTAAGTGACCCAGAAGAATTTGGTGATATAGACTTCTTAGTGCCAGGCAAAATTACTGGAACTGTTGCAGCAAAACTAATTGCTATTGCAGAATCAAGAAGAGACTGTATTGCAGTTATTTCACCACAAAGATCTGACGTTATTAATTCAAGTACTTCTACTAAGAAGACTGATAATATTGTTAATTTCTTTAACACAATTGCGAGTTCAAGTTACGCAATCTTTGACTCAGGTTATAAGTACGTTTACGATAAGTACAATGATACTTACCGTTATGTTCCATGTGCAGCAGATGTTGCTGGACTATCTATTAGTTCAACAATCAATTCAGAGACTTGGTTCTCTCCTGCTGGATATAATAGAGGTAACTTGAGAAATGCAGCTAAACTTGCTTACTCACCTAGAAAATCTGAAAGAGATAGATTATATACCGCAAGGGTTAATCCTATTGTAGCATTCCCTGGCCAAGGGGTGGTACTATTCGGTGATAAAACTGGACTTTCATCCCCATCCGCTTTCGATAGAATTAACGTTCGCCGTTTATTCATCGAACTCGAAAAGAACATCGCAAGATTCTCAAAATTCCAACTCTTTGAGATTAATGATGAACTCACTAGATCCTCATTCAAAGGAGCTATTGATCCATACTTGAGGAATGTACAAGGTCGAAGAGGTATCTACGATTTCTTAGTTGTCTGTGATGACAGCAACAACACCGCTGATGTCATTGATCGCAATGAATTTCAAGCTGAGATTTACATCAAGCCCGCACGCTCGATTAACTTCATTACTATTACCTTCGTTGCTACAAGAACAGGTGTTTCTTTCAATGAATTAATTGGTTAATCTTTATAAAAAACACACAGAGGTATAAAAAACCATGGCAAAAGGTATATCAGAATTTAAATCGAAACTAGTGAAGGGCGGCGCCCGCCCCAATCTGTTTCTAGTCCGTCTTAACTTCCCTTCATTACAAGGAGTAGTTGATATCGGAACAGATTCGAGTAAAACTGCTACCGAAACTGCGGAATTTATGGTCAAGACCGCACAGATTCCTGCTTCAAGTCTCGGAGTAATAGAAGTTCCTTATAGAGGACGTATGTTAAAAGTTGCTGGAGATAGGACATTCGAGCCTTGGTCAGTAACAGTCATCAATGACGGTGAGTTTAATATCAGAAAGGCATTTGAAAAATGGTCTAGAGGTATTAACGCACATACAGAAAACGTTGGTCAACTCGGTTACGGAGCAGATGGTGGAGAGTCATATTGTAGAGATATGACTGTTTATCAACTTAGTCGTGATGGACAGAAACCAAGTAAGACACCATCTAACATAGAAGCTCCTGGCGTTGATGGATTGGATGTAGTCCGTGCATATCGTTTCTACGATTCATGGCCTTCTTCACTCTCAGCGATTGATCTTTCATATGAATCTAATGATCAGATCGAAGAATTTACTGTTGATTTTCAGTATAATTACTTCGAGGTTACAAAGTCGTCTTTGGAAGCCTGATAAATAGGATTGAATAGAAAGATAATCCCTCTTTAATATGGCAGAACTATTTGGATTCAGTATAAAAGAGAGGACAAAAAAGGGGAAAGTATATTCCCCTGCTCCTCCTGATAGTGATGATGGCACCTCGGCAGTAGCCGCTGGTGCCTATTTTGGTCAGTACTTAGACCTTGATGGCGTTGGTAGACATAATAACGAATTTGAATTTATTCGTAAATATAGAGAAATTGCATTACACCCAGAAACGGATACTGCAATTGATGATATTATAAATGAATCAATCAGTAGTGATCTAGACTATGCTCCTGTAGATGTAGAATTATCAAATTTACAAGCTAGTGATAAGATCAAGAAAAGAATTAGAGAAGAATTTAAACATATAATTAGACTTTTAGATTTTGATAAGAGAGCTCATCAGATATTCCGTAGATGGTATATTGATGGTAGAATTTTTTATCATAAATTAATTGACTTTGATAAACCAGAGGAAGGTATCAAAGAATTAAGATATATTGATGCACTTAAAATTAAAAAAGTAAGAGAAGTTAAAAAAGATAAGAAAGATGCTGGAGTGTCCATACCCACTGGTATGAAACTAGACTACGGTGAAACAGTTGATTACTATCTTTATTTTCCTAGAGGATATAAAGGAAGTGATGCTAATGCAATTAAAATTGCTGATGATGCAATTTCATATGTACCATCAGGTATACAAGATCATAACCGTAACATGGTTTTATCGTTCTTACACAAAGCGATTAAATCAGTCAATCAACTTCGTATGATTGAAGACTCTCTTGTTATCTACAGAATATCAAGAGCTCCAGAACGTAGAATATTTTACATTGATGTAGGTAACTTACCGAAGATGAAAGCGGAACAATATCTCCGTGAAGTCATGGGTCGTTACAGAAACAAACTTGTTTACGATTCATCTACTGGTGAAATCAGAGATGACAGAAAACATATGAGTATGTTAGAAGATTTCTGGTTGCCTCGTAGAGAAGGTGGTCGTGGAACTGAGATTACTACACTTCCAGGCGGACAAAATCTTGGAGAATTAGAAGACGTTAAGTATTTTCAGAAAAAATTATATAAGTCATTAAACATTCCACTCTCAAGATTAGAACAGGAATCATCATTTACTATCGGTAGAACAAACGAGATTACTAGAGATGAACTTAAGTTTGCAAAATTTGTAGGTAGATTGCGTAAGCGTTTTTCAGAACTATTTCATGATATGTTGAAAACACAACTTATCTTGAAAGGTATTGTTTCTCCTGATGATTGGGAAGAAATGAAAGAAGATATTCAGTATGATTATATCTTTGACAATCATTTCACAGAACTAAAAGAGACTGAAATGTTGACTGAAAGATTAAATGCAGTCAATATGGTGGAACCTTTCCTTGGAAAATACTTTTCTGTTGATTATGTGCGGAGACAAATTCTTAAACAAACTGAGGATGAAATTGAAGAAATAGATCAGCAAGTAGAGAAGGAAAAGGAAATGGGAATTATCCAAGATCCAATGGCAGCAATGGATGCCATGGGTGGTGAAGAGGGAGAAATGCCACCAGAAGGTGACGGAGCTGGTGCTGGAGGGTCAGATTTAGACTCCGCATTTTCCTCTATGATATCCCCAAACGATTACGGTAAGGGCGATATCTGATAAATAATAGTTGTAATACATGATTTTTATTATGCCCGAATCTGAAGTAGCTCCAAATTCATCAACGGATGAAATTATAAACGACCCGATTATAGCAGATATCTTAAACAAAGATCATCATAATGCGAACGAGAAAATTTATAATGCGTTGTACGGAAAGAGCGCTGAATATATTACTGCGAGAAAAGCTCAGATTGCAAAAACCATGTTCAATGGTCCTGATCAAGAGCAACCCGATACGGATGCTTACGATAAGGTAGAACCCATTGTTCAAGTGGACACTAATCAAAGTGATGAATCTGAACCGAGTGAAACTGTAAACACAGACGAAACAGAACATGAAACTGATAGCTGAAGAAATCGTTGAGGTTAATTTTTTAACCGAAGACAACGGTGGTAAAACAAGTCATTTTATTGAAGGTGTATTTCTTCAAGGCGAAATAAAAAATCGCAACGGAAGAATGTATCCGATAGATACTTTACAGCGTGAGGTTGATACTTATAATGAGAGTTACGTTTCAAAAGGTAGAGCTCTAGGAGAATTAGGTCATCCTGATGGCCCACAAATTAATCTAGACAGAGTATCACATAAAATTGTTTCCTTGAGACAAGAGGGTAATAACTTTATCGGTAAAGCGAAAATCCTTGAAACTCCTATGGGTAAGATTGCTAAGAACCTTCTAGATGAAGGAGTAAAACTTGGTGTATCATCCAGAGGGTTAGGTTCAATTGAGAGGAGAGGTGATATGAATGTTGTTAAAGACGACTTCATGTTAGCTACCGCCGCTGATATTGTTGCGGATCCATCTGCCCCAGATGCTTTTGTAGAAGGCATCATGGAAGGTAAGGATTGGATATGGAATAGTGGTTGGGAAGAATCACAAATTGCCGCCGTAAAAAGGGATATTGACAACGCAAGTGTTGATCAATTAACGGAGAAAAAGTTAAAAGCTTTTGAAAACCTACTCCGTAACCTAAAACTTTAATAAATATTATTAGAAAATACACATTTTTCCAAAGGGGATTTTCCAAATGGCTGTTGACGTTAAAGAAAAAGAAACAATAGAGGAGTCAAATCCGATTACTGCTAACGCAGAAGCGGGTGACAAAGCTCCAAAGAAATTGACCGATCCTACTCCAGGCCAATCTGGTAGCGCTGATGATCTCGGCGGGCCAGTAGTTGTACCTGACGATCCTAAGTCAATCGGTAAAAAAGCTGCCGCTGCTGCTAAATTTGAAGGAGATAAGTCTATTAAGGCAAAACCTTCTAAAGCATCTGGTAAGGTTGCCGAAGAAGTAGAGGAGACAGAAGAGATTACAGTTGACGTATCTCAAGATGTTAACGCACTTCTACAAGGTGAAGAACTCAGTGAAGAGTTCCAAAAAAAGGCTGCTACGATTTTTGAAGCCGCTGTAAAAGCAAAAGTCGTTGAGCAAGTCGAAAAGTTTGAGAGTGACTACGATGAAAAACTTGCAAAAGAAGTTGAGTCCGTGAAGGAATCAATGGAAGCAAGAGTAGACGCTCATTTAGATTATGTTGCCGAACAATGGGTTAAAGAGAATCATCTCGCCATTGATTCAGGCCTTCGCAATGAAATCACAGAGGAGTTCATCACTGGTTTGAAGAACCTCTTTGCTGAAAATTACATTGATATCCCAGACGACAAATATGATGTTCTAGAAGGAATGACAGAACAGATTGATGAAATGGAAGGTAAACTCAATGAACAGATCGAAAAAAATGTTGAGCTAAACAAAGCACTTGGACAGTATATTAAAAATGGAATTGTTGGTGAAGTGTCCGAAGGTCTTGCTCAAACACAAAAAGAGAAGTTTAACTCCTTAGTTGAGAGTGTAGAGTTTGAAAGTGAAGAATCTTATCGTGAAAAACTAGGTACTCTTAAGGAGAGTTATTTCCCTAAGAAGCCTGTCACGCAAAGTGAAGATCTGGCGGAAGAACAAAAGGAAGACCAACCTCTAAACGGTCCGATGTCTGCATACGCAGCAGCGATTGATCGTTGGAAATAAGTTTCCTTCTAAATAATAAAGATTCCAAACAATTAAACTAACTTACGGAGTTATAGTTAACATGTACAATTCGGAAAAACTTCAAGAAAAGTGGAAGCCCATACTTGAGCACACTGGTCTTGAGGACGTAAAAGATAATCATAGAAAAGCTGTTACAGCTATTCTATTAGAAAACCAAGAAAAATTCCTTCGTGAAGAGCGTGCAGTTCTTTATGAAGATCCTACAAACTCAGCTGGTACAGGTGGATTCAGTGGTTCTGCTGCTGGTGCAGGTCCTGTTGCTGGTTTTGACCCTGTTCTTATCTCATTGATAAGAAGATCAATGCCTAAGTTAATGGCATATGATATCGCTGGTGTACAACCAATGAGTGGTCCTACTGGACTTATATTCGCAATGCGTGCTCATCGTGGTACAGACAGAGATGGTAACGGTGCAACACCTAACGTGTTTACCAATGAAACTTTCTATGATGAAGTTCCATCTGGTTTCTCTGCTGGTGGTGGTGCATACTCTGCTGCAACTGGTGAAGCTGCAACAAACCCATCAGTTCTTAACGCTTCATCTCCTGGCAACTATGCTGCTACAGGTGGTATGAACACTGCAACCCTTGAGGGTCTTGGAGATAACACAGGTGCTTTCAGAGAGATGTCATTCTCTATCGAGAAAGTAACTGTTGAAGCGAAAGCACGTGCGCTAAAAGCTGAGTACAGTTTAGAACTTGCTCAAGACTTGAAAGCAATTCATGGTCTTGACGCTGAGACTGAACTTGCGAACATCCTCTCAACAGAGGTTCTTGCTGAAATCAACCGTGAAGTTGTGAGAACTATCTACGTTGTTGCTAAGCCTGGTGCTCAGTCCAACGTTGCAAATAGTGGTTCATTCGACTTAGACGTTGACAGTAATGGTCGTTGGTCAGTTGAGAAGTTCAAAGGACTTATCTACCAGATTGAACGAGATGCAAACGCAATCGGTCATGAGACTCGTAGAGGAAAGGGTAACTTCATCGTCTGTTCTGCTGACGTTGCTAGTGCTCTTAACATGGCAGGTGTATTAGATTACACTCCAGCTCTTTCTACAAGTGGTACTCCAGACGATACTGAGTCAACTTTTGCTGGTGTTCTTAACGGACGCATCAAGGTTTATGTTGATCCATATTCTGCTAACATTTCAGATGATCATTACTACGTTATGGGTTACAAAGGTTCTAGTGCATATGATGCTGGACTTTTCTATTGCCCTTACGTTCCTCTCCAAATGGTGAGAGCGATTGGTCAGGACACATTCCAACCAAAAATCGGATTCAAGACTCGTTACGGAATGGTATCAAACCCATTTGCTGGTGGAACTACTCAAAGAAGTGGTGCTTTAACTGCAAATGATAACGTATACTACAGACGTACAAGAGTTCTTAACCTAATGTAAGTCAAGTTACATATTTCTAAAGAGACCCACAAGGGTCTCTTTTTTTGTCTAAATAGTTAAAAAAGTTCAATGTCAGCTAATTTTGTATCTAATCCTAATAGTCCACAGAATTTTCTGTCGGGGATTGGATTCCAATTTCAATTACAAAAACTTCCTAATGTTGCTTTTTTCTGTCAGTCAGTAAATGTTCCAGGCATGAATTTAGCAACTGCAATGCAGGCTACTAGATTTAATACAATTCCGCAACCAGGCGATGAAATAAATTTTGATGATTTACAAATAAGATTTTTAGTAGATGAAAAATTAAATAATTATACATCGTTACATAATTGGATTCGTGGTCTAGGTCATCCAGGCTCAGGACAAGATAGAGAAACATATCTAGTAGGAGAAGATTATGATGAGATGTCTTACTCTGACGGAAGTTTGTTTATCTTAGATTCTAATTTTAAACACAAATTTGAAGTTAAATTCAAAGACTTATTTCCAGTTAGTATCGGTGGATTAAGTTTTGATAGTGGATATACAGATACAGAATATTTTTCCGCAGACGCAGTTTTTAAATATACCATTTATGATATAATAGATCTAAGTAAATCTTCACTTGTTGCAGCGGAAAATGAAACTGTAACAATTGCAAACAATGTAAGTGGTTCACTTTCATCTGGTACAGATTTAATTTTAACATACACATCATCCAATGCAAGATTCTTGGTGATTGATAATGGAGTAGGAACTGTACCTCTAGACAATGGAACAAAAACTATTCCGTATGCTACAGTAAAAGCTGCAGCACCAGGCGGTAGTATTACATACACAATTACCGCAACAGGTTTTGATGGTACTACATCCACTGCCTCAACTACAATTAGTGTTCCAGAAAACATAATGCCGACAAGTGCGGATAGAACATGTATCGCAGTAATTGATGAATCTGATAGTCAAAGCGTTACAAATATGGAATCAAGATGGACTACATTTAGAACTAATTGGCCTAATCGAACTTTCTATCTTTTAAATCCTAGAAGTGGTTCTGGTGGTGATGCTATAGTCTCTCATAGAACTCCTCCAACATTCTTGGAAGAAACTGATTCATCTACAATCGACATATAAATAAAACATGGCAGAACATAATTCACCAATTGAAGTCGGACCTGTACACCCAGGCTTTTTCTTTACAAAATATGCTCCAGTGGTAGGAAACATTGGAACAAATTCAAGCGGATGGGGTTATGGTGGAACCAATTTATATCCAGCACCATTTAGAAGTTTTTATCAACATCAGGTAAATGCTAATTGGTATCTAGGTCCTTATTGTAGAACAAAAGATGGAACTTCTGGTAGACTTAAAATTAGTATCTCAGATTATATTGGAGAAATAGGATTTGTACAACAATGTTGGGTTGATTTTCCTAGAGGTGCATTTGAGACAGATACTAATGGAGATGTATATCCTACAAATTTAGAGTGGTGGAATACAACCGATAAACATTGGATAACAGTATATAATTTAATGGGTACAAGCACTACCATTGACGTACAAGTTGCGATTGGAGTAGGTGATTCAAGTACTGCTTCGCAGTTTACAACATTAGGAGGACAAGGATATACTCATTGGCCTACATTTAGAAATTATTTTAATTCTTTTATAAATTTAATAGGTGGTCAAACTAATCCACAAGTATTATTTGGTGGTTTTCAAGGAACTTGTGGAGTTGCATCTGGTTCTGGAACTCAAAGTGGTACACCAGAAGCAAATCAAAAATCAGGTGGATTGTTGAATAATATAAGTATGATACACGCAGGCGCAGTAGCAGGAATGAATTGGATTCTTGCTAATGACTCGGAAGCACATACATTATTAGGTGCAATGTTTAATGCTATGACTGGTACTCAACAAGCAAATGCTGGAGATACTTTTAGTAATTCAAATAGATCAAATAATTTTGCAACTGCTCTTGGTACACATTTAGATGAAGTAAAAGACTGGTTGGAAAAAATGGATGCTTGGGCTGATAGTGTAATCGCAGAAGATGAAGCAACAAGAAAAGCAAAGTTGGACAGAACATTAGAAATATCACAAGCAGTTTTTGCTGCTGCTGAATTAATGATTAATGGGTGGTGGCTTCCTAATTTAAGACAAGCATATGGTAACTTTGGTCTGGGAAATGCTCCTGGCGCTGAAGGAACTGCATCAGATCCATACAAATGGAGACCTCCTGATAATGTGCAACAAAATTTTGCTGGTTATTTGCTTGATAATGGAACTACAGGAGCACCTTTTGGTGGAGGTACAGATTTTAAAGATTATATTCCAGGCACTACACCAAATAAATCAGGAGAAAGTGAACCTGATTGGACATGGTACTTGACATTATTAAATAGAGGTGATACAACTACAGTTCCATATATAGACACAACTACTAATGAATTTGTTTTTGCAGAAAATTATGGATTTAATAGAGGTAGTTCTGTTCAATCAGCTGATCCTTTTCTTAATAAAGTTGAAGCTTATACAAACCAACAAACTGCTAATTCTGTTGGAGCATTATTAGATATGTCACCAGCAGCTCCAGTTTTTATTATTACAGTAGTTCCAATTCTTGTATTAGAAGCTAGTGCTAAAGTAATGAAAATATCAAAAGGTGAAGTGCCTGGCGCTACAAACTTAGATGCTTTTGAGACTACAAAATTTGAAACTAGAATTAGTGCTAAAAATATGAAGGCAGGAAATCCAACAATGTATAATTATATGTTAAATACAGGTGATGCAAGTGGAAACAAATTTACAGCGGTGCCATGAGTAAGATAACCTCAACAAATAAAGACAGTTTTAAAAGCTGGTTAAAAACCTATAAGGGTTCTTTTGGTTCAAACCATATAGTAAAAGATTATATGGGAATGGTAAAAGTATTTTTAACTTCTTCTTCTGGTATTTCAACGATTAAACCAGATCAACCTGTGAATATAGTTTTCTGGGATTATGATGAAACTATAGATTTAACTGGTAGTTTAATTGAAGGTGAATATTATTATTTTCCTGCTATATCAAATGATAAAGTCAAAATTAAAAATGGTACAAGTTCTACAACTACTCTTTATTTTGATACTGATGGTAAATGGACTGGTAAAGCTTTAGACAGTGTTACTACAGTTGGTGCTTCAAAATTTAAAGTTGTAGGACTTGGAGGTACTTTAGTTCAAACACAAGTTAGTCCTACATATGCAATTTCTGCTAATACTACATCGGCAAATGAAGGAGATACAGTTACATTTACAGTTACAACTACAAACATTGCAGATGGCGACAGTATAAATTGGAATACGATTGGAACTGTAAGCTCTAGTGATTTTACTGACAATACTAGTACTGGAACTGTTCAAATAAACAGTAATACTGCAACAATAACAAGAACTCTAAAAAATGATATGAGTGTTGGTGAGGGTGTTGAAAATTTCCAAATACAACTTTACTCAGGTTCAACAACTTTTGCAACATCTCAAAGTATTGCAGTTGCAGATACTTCTGCTGCAACATATAATGTTTCTGGTGCAACAACAGTCATTGAAGGTAATACTGTAACTTATACTGTTAATACGACTGGCGTTCCAGATGGTACAACATTGTATTATCGCCACAATAGATCGAGTGATGCAACTCCATCATCAGGAAATTTTACAATCAATAGTAATACAGCATCATTTACAATTACATTTACTCAAGATTATAGAGTTGAAAGTGATGAGACTCTTACAATGGACATTAAAATAGGTGGTACTTATGGAACTACCGTTGCGACAATGAACACTGTGATAAGTGATAAATCATTTACAATTGCTTTAACACCAGCAGCAACAACAATAAACGAATCTACAACTGCTACATCAAATATTATTATCAACGTAACTACAACAGATGTTGCAGATGGCACTACATTTAGAGCATATCCTGTTGCTTCTGGTAGCAGTACAATAACCTATGGTTCTGGAGGTGACTTTGATAATTCATACTATACATTCACAGTCAATAATAATGCTGCAACTGTTAACATACCTGTATCAAGAGATGGTAGAACAGAGGGAACTGAACAAGTAATTGTACAAGTTAGGGATGCTAGTAATAGTAATGTAATTGCATCTACACCAGCTATTACAATAAATGATACTTCATATATTGGTAAGAACTTTGCAAATAAAACTTTTGGGCCTATCAATGTTAATCGTGATAATGGCAGTACTTCAAATGTCTCAGATTGGTATACTATATGTGGCCTAGATAGTTTACCTGATGGATCTAAAATAGCGATATTTATTGATACTTCTGGTAGTATGACAATGAGTACAATTCAAGCATCATATGATCAATTGATTGCTAAATTGCAAGCAAGAAGTATGGATGTTATTACTGTACAAAACTCACAAGAAGACTGGATTACACCATTTGATCAAATTCTGACTTAATTTTTTATGATACAACTTGATGATATCAAGGCCCAATGGGCTGATGATAGCCGCATTGATAATGATCTTTTAGATAATGAATCAACAAAAATCCCTCAACTTCATTCTAAGTATTTAAATTATCTAAGTGATGTTAGGTGTTTAAAGATTAGAAAAGAACAAGAATACAAACTTTTAATTAGAGAAAAGTTTGAATACTATACTGGTAAAGCAGATGAGTCTGTATATCAGGAACAACCTTTTGATTTAAAGGTATTGAAACAAGATGTTCCGATGTACATAGAATCTGATAAGGAAATACAAAACGTAGTAACTCGTATAAATTACTATGAAGAGATGATTTTCTTACTGGAAAAAATTATCCAACAAATCAACAATAGAACCTTCCAGATTAAGAATAGCATTGAATGGCAAAAATTCATGCAAGGTAGTATCTGATGTCACAGGTCAAAATCCAAAAAAAGAACGAAGTATATCTTTCGGTGGATTGTGAGACTCATATAAAATATGAGTTATCTGAGTATTTTAGTTTTGATGTGCCTGGCGCTAAGTTCATGCCTCAATACAAAAAGAAAATATGGGATGGAAAAATTAAACTCTTCAGTCCAGCTCATGGCAGAATTTATTGTGGATTATATAGTTACTTAACTGACTGGTTAGAGAATAGAGGATATGAATACGTTGATGTAGAAGACGAAGACTACGGTTTACCAAATGAAAAGAATAAAACAATTACACCTTTAGCGGTTCATGATTTTGTTAAAAGTTTAAACATACCTTTGCAGGTAAGAGATTATCAACTTGCAGCAATTTATAAAGCGCTAAGATGGAATCGTAAGTTATTACTGTCACCGACTGCATCTGGTAAGTCTTTAATGATATATGCAATTGTGAGATGGTTTGTTGATAGTGGATCACAAGTTTTAATTGTAGTGCCTACCACATCTCTAGTAGAACAGTTAGTTGGAGACTTTAAAGAATACGGATGGAGTGCTAAAGATTATTGTCATAAAATATATTCTGGTGAAGAAAAAATATCATCAAAACCAGTTGTAGTCACAACTTGGCAATCAATATACAAACTACCAAAGAAATGGTTTGAGAGATTTGATTGTGTTATAGGAGATGAAGCACATTTATTTAAAGCAAAGTCTCTAACAAGTATTATGACAAAGTTACATAATTGTAAACATCGAATTGGTTTTACAGGTACTTTAGATGGTGAAAACGTAAACAAACTAGTTCTCGAAGGATTGTTTGGTACAGTTGATAAGGTAGTAAAGACAAAGAGTTTAATTGATAGAGGTTACTTATCAACACTTAAAATTAATATTCTTTTACTACAACATTATAAACAAAATTTTGAAACATATAATGATGAAATAGAATATATTTGTGAGTTTGAGAAGAGAAATAACTTTATTAAAAAACTTGCTTTGAATCAAACTGGAAACACTTTGATATTATTTGCAAGAGTAGAGAAACATGGAGAGCCTCTTTACAATTTGATAAATAGTAGTACATCTACTGATCGTAAGGTTTTCTTTATTTTTGGTGGTGTAGCAGCAGAAGAACGAGAATACGTTCGATACATAACGGAGAAAGAAAATGATGCCATTATTGTTGCCTCTTACGGCACCTTCTCAACTGGAATTAACATTAAAAATCTTCATAATATAATTTTTGCTTCTCCTTCAAAATCTAGAATTAGAAATTTACAGTCTATAGGTAGGGTTTTAAGAAAAGGAGATCAAAAAACAAATGCTACACTTTATGATATCGCAGATGATTTTAGTGATGGAGATAAAAAAAATTATACGTTAAACCATTTGATAGAAAGAATAAAAATATATTCTCAAGAAAAATTTAATTATGAAATTATTCCAGTCAATTTTCGGAAAGATGAATAAAGAAGAACCAAGACAAGAATTTACAGGAATGGTGAAGCTTATAGGCGGAGAAGAACTAATTGGAAAAATTTTAATAAGAGAAGCAGAAGGTGGTTTTGTAGTTGATAGTCCATTCCTTGTAAAGTCACATGTAATTACAACACCTCATGGAGACATGTTTAAAGTTGATTTAATTCCTTGGATGAAATTTTCTAAGGATGAAATCTGTTTTTTAACAAATGATAAGGTTTATGCTGTTACAGAGTGTGAAGATAGAATTAGAAGATTATATGATACAACACTTAAAAAATATTACAACGGAACAAATCCTCAATCTAATCAAGTTGTATTAGAAAAAGAGGACGGAAATTTGGGAACAGTTGAGGCGAGTAGAGCTAGTCTCGAAAAGATCTATAGATTAAATAGCTAATTTATCTCTGAACCCTTGACAGAGTTATTCTAAATAACTTTTGTATATTTGTCAAGTGGCCCCACTTGCACCAAATGTATTTTTATAGTATAATATACCATAGACAACCTAAAATATATGGCTAAGAAAAAGGAACATTATGTTAATAACAAAGAGTTTCTAGAAGCTCTAGTCATTTATCGTAAAAAGGTTCATGCAGCTGCGGAAGAGGATAAACCTCATCCAAAAGTGCCAGATTATATTGGTGAGTGTTTTCTAAAAATTGCTACTCATTTATCTTATCGTCCAAACTTTGTTAACTACATGTTTAAAGATGATATGATTTGTGATGGTATAGAAAACTGTTTACAATATATTGATAACTTTGATCCATCAAAATCTACTAATCCCTTTGCTTACTTTACTCAAATTATTTACTACGCCTTCTTAAGACGTATTCAAAAAGAAAAGAAGCAGTTGGATATAAAAAACAAATTGCTGGAAAAATCTGGATTTGATGAAGTCTTTAGTGCTGACTCTAGTGCAGTCGGGTACAATGCTTCTGATATGAATAGTATCAAAGAAACATTAGAAATTCGGAATCGATGAAACACGGAAACCTAGAACCAGAGGAAAAAGTTTTGAAACCAACAGAAAATTACGAACAGTTGTTACAACGCTTTAGTAAAAGAGTTCTACAACTTGAAGAAAAACAAGAAAGTGTAAGATTAGCACATGAGGACTGGTTAAAGTACAACAAAGAATTGGAAAGACTCGAAGGGTCAATTCAAGCTGTTGAATATCTTGCTTATGGTAAATTACCGAATGATGGAAATCATGGCGGTATGAAAGATCACAAACCAAAAGAAAAACCAATGTCTGTAGTAATTACAACAGACGAAGAAGCCCCTACTACATTTACGATAGGTGAAGGGTCTATTATCTCATCCCCTATGGGTAGTGAAGATATCACTATAAACACAAGTGACGGAACAGTTACGTTATGACAATAGCACTGATCACTGATCAGCATTTAGATGGTAGAAAAAACTCTCAGGCTTTCTGGGAGTTTTTCATGAAGTTCTATGATAATGTATTTTTTCCTACGTTAAAAAAACGTAAGATTAAAACTATCATAGATCTTGGTGATACTTTCGACAATAGAAAATCTATGGATCTTAATTCTTGGTATAGAATGAAGACTCAATATTTTCAAGTGCTTGCTGATATGGGTATTGAGATTCATATGCTAGTTGGAAATCATACTGCATATTATAAGAACACTAATAAAGTAAACACACCAGATTTATTATTAGATGGTTTTGACAATATTCATACTTACGATGAAATAACTGATGTAGAGATAGAAGGAAGAAAGTTTACAATGCTTCCTTGGATTAATCCTGAGAATGAGGATCATGTCAGGAAACATTTAGATTCTACAGATTCAGAAGTAGTTTGTGGACATTTAGAACTGAATGGTTTTGCTGCAATTCCAGGCCATTACTTTGAAGGTGGTGGATGGGATAGAAGATCCTTTGCTAAATTTAAAAAAGTATATTCTGGTCATTTTCATTTTCCATCTGAAAAAGGAAATGTAAAATATCTTGGCAATCCTTACGAAATGTTTTGGAATGACTGTGGTTCTAAGAGAGGATTTCATTTATTTGAACCTTCTACACTAGCTTTAAAATTTATTGAAAATCCATATACTATATTTAAAAAAATATTTTACGATGAAGATACATGGAACAATAATAATTTTAATGCAGCAGATTACAAAGATTGCTTTGTTAAACTAATTGTTGTTAATAAAAATAATTCTATCTGGCTTGACAGAATCATTGAAAGATTGTATGATAGTGGTATTCATGATCTAAAAATTATTGACGATACTGTCATGGATCAAGAAGAAGTTGGAGGTGTAGAACACGAAGATACCTTAACAATTCTAAATAAGTATATAGAGCAAATGGATGATAAACTCGACAAACCAGAATTGAAGAGTATTATGAAGTCTATTTACTTAGAAGCTTGTGAGGCACAATAATGTTTATTCTCACTATCAAAGACCGAGCTAACGATGGTGCTTATGCTGTCGAGAAAAAAGACGGTTCAAAGATTCTTCAAATTTTTGAAGAACAAGACGATGCGGAAAGATATGTTATGATGTTAGAAGACAATGGTTGTTCTAATATGTCTGTATATGAAATTGAAGAAAAACAAGCTATTGCAGCATGTGAAAATTTTGGTTATAATTATGCCATAGTGTCTTCTAATGACTTTGTAATTCCCCTAAGCGAAAAGCATGATTTTATTTGAGCAAATAAGTTATAAGAATTTCCTAGCATCAGGTAATACTCCAATCAGAATAAATCTTTCAGACAATGACACTACATTGATTGTAGGTCAAAATGGTGCTGGAAAGAGTACAATTATAGAAGCTATAGTATTTGCTTTATTTAATAAGTCTTTTAGAAAAATTAATAAATCACAACTAGTCAATAGTATCAATGAAAAAGACTGTGTTGTAGAAGTAGAATTTAGTATAGGTAGAAACAAATATAAAGTTATTCGTGGAATGAAACCAAGTCTATTTGAGATTTGGTCTAATGGCAAAATGCAAAATCAAGACTCTCATGTCAATGATCAACAAAAGCATTTAGAACAAAATATTTTAAAATTAAATTATAAATCATTTACTCAAATTGTAATCTTGGGTAGTGCTTCTTTTGTGCCTTTTATGCAACTGTCTGCTCCAAACCGCAGAGAGATCATAGAAGATCTTTTAGACATTCGTATTTTTTCTACAATGAATGTGTTATTAAAAGATCGAGTCAAGGTTGCTGCAGAAGAATATAAAGACAATAGTAAAGAAGTTGACTTCTTAAAAGAAAAAGCAGAAATGCAGCAAGACCATCTGAAAAGATTAGAGAAGACTGCTATGAAAACTGTAGAACAAAAACAAAAAACAATTACTAAATTTGAAGGAAAGAATATAGTTTTAGAAAAGGTTATCAGTGAATTACAAGAAAAAATTGAAACCTTTACAGACTTAGATAACTTAAAGATAATTAAGGATATTAAAGCAGTTGAGAAAAAAATTACCACAAATACAAATTTAATAAAGAGAACGGAAAAAGAAAAAATATTTTTTGAGACACATGATGAGTGCCCAAAGTGTACTCAATCAATTACAAAACAATTAAAGAAGTTTCATATAGAAGAAAACCAACAAACAATTAATACATCTGAAGATTACCTACAAGAATTAGATGATGAGATCACTATATTAAATAAAGATCTACAAAGAATTGCAGACAATAATGCTGAAGTATCCTCTTATAATTTTGAAGTAAAATCAAAGTTGAATGAGATGAGAAAGAATAGTAATATTATCAGAGAGATTCAAGGAGAGATTGATGACTTACAGAAAAATACAAATGATATTGATTGTGAGAAAAAGAAACTCACAGAGATAGCTACTAGAGGTATTACACTTCACAAGAGAAATAAGAACCTTAAAAAGACAAATGAAAACTATGCTTTAGTTACAAGTTTGTTAAAAGATACAGGTATTAAAGGTCATATTATTAAAAAGTATTTGCCTGTTATGAATCAGTTGATTAATAAATATCTGAAAGATTTAGATTTTTATGTCAACTTTACATTAGATGAAGAGTTTAATGAAAGTATTAAATCTAGATACAGAGATGATTTTACTTATTCATCTTTTAGTGAAGGTGAAAAAATGAGAATTGATTTAGCTTTGATGTTTACATGGAGATCAATAGCTAAAATGAAAAACTCAGCAAATACAAATTTATTAATCTTGGATGAGGTATTCGATTCATCACTTGATGTATCTGGTACTGATGAGTTTTTAAGAATCATTCGAGGTGGACAACCAGACACAAATATTTTTGTTATATCACATAAGAGTGAAGTGCTACATGATAAATTTGATAGGGTATTGAAGTTTGATAAGGTGAAAAACTTTAGTAAAGTGCAGAACATATAAGATATACTAATCAATCAACCCATTGACTAAGCGCTTTGATGGCGTTATAATAGCCATATACACAAGAGGACTTATGAATCAAGGGGTTAAAACCAATCTCGCAAAACTACTTGCTACAGAGAACCTAGTAGTAGAACATGCTAATGTAGAAACAGCATCATTTGATGTTGTTAATAGAGTTTTGACTCTACCTGTATGGGAAGCATCTGAAGATGTATATGATATGCTTGTAGGTCACGAAGTTGGTCATGCTCTTTACACACCAAACGAAAAAATAGATGCTGATATTCCTAGTTCATATGTAAATGTTGTAGAAGATGCTCGTATTGAGAGAATGATCAAATCTACATATCCAGGCCTTATTAAGTCATTTTGTAGTGGTTATAAAGAACTTATCAAAAAAGATTTTTTTGAAATTGAGGGTAAAAATTTAAAAGAATTTAATTTAATAGATAGAATTAATTTATATTTCAAAATTGGTATTGCTGATGTATCATGTATAATTCCTTTTAAAGAAGAAGAAAAGAAATTTATAGAACTAACTAGGAGTGCAACTACATTTGATGAAGTTTGTAAAGTTGCAAGAGACATACATGAGTTTATGCAATTACATAAAACTAAAAAAGAATCAGATGTAGAATTACCTGAGATTCAAATGAGTAGTACAGGTAGACCACAAAATGCTGATGAAACTATAAAAGGATCTCCAAGTAAAGAATCATCAAACGAAGAAGATAAAGAAGAATTGATTGAAGAAACACCTGATCAACTGACTATAGATCCAAAGCAACCTTGGGATTCATTAGAAGACTATCTAGATGAAATTGAAAATCTTCTTAATGATGAAGAAGAAGATGAAGATGATATGGAAGTCAGCACTCAATCATCATTTAATCGTAATCAAAAGAAATTACTTTCTAAGGATACATGGTCAACTGTTACTCCTCCAGAATGTAATTGGGAAGACTACATCACTTACAATGATAAAGTTATAGATGATATGAATTATGCTAAATCAAAACTAAGAGATAAAGTAGTTTTTACATATAGTTTGAATAGTCCTGCTCAAGATCAAAAATTACTTGATAAGTATAATCAAGAATTAAGTGAGTACAAGTTATCTTCTAAGAAAGAAGTTAATTTTCTTGTTAAAGAATTTGAGATGAAAAAATCTGCATCAGCATATGCTCGTTCAACAACTTCTAAAACTGGTGTTCTTGATACAGCAAAACTTCATACTTATAAATTTAATGAAGATCTTTTCAAAAAAGTTTCAGTAGTTCCTGATGGTAAAAATCATGGATTGATGATGTTTGTTGATTGGTCTGGCTCAATGCATAATGAGTTACTTCCAACTATCAAACAACTATTCAATATTGTTCAATTCTGTAAGAAAGTAAATATTCCTTTTGAGGTTTATTCTTTTGTAGAGAATCGTGCTTCTGATCATTATTATGGTGGAAAACAATACAGTAAATGTTCTGAAAAAAATAATACAGTTGCCGTCAATGATTGTTTTCATTTAGTTCAATTCTTTAATTCACAAAGTAAAACTAAACTAGATGTTCAGATGGATGCTGTATGGATGTTGACTAAAATGACTCAGGATAATTTTGTACATAGTGTTGATGGTATGGGTGTATATGAAATGGGTGGAACACCATTAAATGAAACTATCTTTGCAGCGTCTTACTTGTATAAAAAGTTTGTTAAAAATACTAAAGTTGAGAAAGTCAATACAGTATTCCTAACTGATGGAGAATCAAATCATTTAACTGCAAACAAAAGTAGAAAAGATGAAGATGGTAATGAGTGGACTTCAAGATCTCACGTTGGAAATAGTGGTAGTTCAGTAAATTTCAATGATCCTAAGAGTGGTTATCAACAACATAAATTGGTAGAACCAGGCTATGATTCTTGGTCAGCAAGATCATTTGATGTTACCAGTAAACTAATTCAATACTATCGTTGGATTACTGGAAGTAACGTTGTAGGATACAGATTATGTAATGAAAAACCTGCTTCAATTACAAGATCAGGATCACTTGATAGAGATCAATTTACAAAAGTATGGAAAAGAAATGGATATGTTATAGAAAAAAATCTAGGATACAATGAGTTGTATATAATTAAAATGGGTAAAGGATTTGGCGAAGTTGAAGAGATGAATGCTAATAGTAATTCAACTAAAAGTAAATTGAGAAACGAATTTAAAAAACATATCAAAAGTAAGAGTTTCCATAAGATACTCTTATCTAAATTTGTTGAT